GTTCATTGATAAATTCAAGCCAATCTTCTCTCCATGGTGGGAAATCAGCTTTTTTCAATACGTGTCCAGGATCATCTCGATCCCACTGTGGGCAAGAAACTTTAGAAAGTTGTGTCATGAAGTACGTAGGAGCCTTAACACTTGGACGAGTGTTATTGAACTGGAAATGTTCGTCTTGGACTGAGCAGTTACCCCAGCATCCTTCATTGGCCAATAACGATACTTTGATATCTCTACCGAACTTTTGAATGCAATATTCTTTGGCTTTTTTGATTTCTCTAAGAGTGTCGTGATCTCGCATTAGATCTCTATCTAAATTGATATAGGAAAACCCTGCTTCTACTAGCTTTACCAGTTCGTTAGCACGTTGAACATTTCTTAAGATGGTATTTTTTACAAATAAATCAGGATATGCTTTTTGTATTTTACCACTCAGCATCCATATAGTGTGTGGAAGGGTAACTGTTCTGATACCGCGATCATATAATGGTTTGAAATTTACAATCCACATATCAAGAAATTCCATAGTAGGAGGAACTTCTATGTTATTAAAGGTCGCAGATAAAGGAATACCTAAAGTATCTTGTAGTATAAAAGAGTTTTCCATTATATCTACAGATTGCTGAGGATCAAATACATCTCCCATTGCATCGTTGATAAACGGTGGAATCCTTGTGGTAAAATAAATGTCGTAGATATAATCTTTATATGTCTCTACTAGTTTATAGAATCTATCAAACTCTTCTGGAGACAGTTTGGGATTAAGGGGTATGCTAAAAATTTTCATTTATTATTCCAGTCTTTCCACATAACCCATTTATCTTTAGGACAGGGATTTGTAGTTTCATTTAAATCTGCAGATTTTTGATATGCTGAACATCCACAGGCTCCGCATACTATCATTGTGGGCCACTCTCTTTCCTTGAGTTTAGAAATATTGCCCATGAAATGATATTCGCATTCTAAACAGGTGTCTAATCTATTAAGACGAAACTCCCAGTTTGTACCTGCATAATCTTTAGGCGGGCGGGTTGTTAATGGCGGCTTTAACACCTTCTTGTCCTAGTTTCAAAGTTTCTGTGGCGTCTGAAGTTTTGCCGCCGTATTCGCCTGTGATTTCTGTAACGTTAGCAAGCTCAAAAGGTTTTTCTAGTTTTTCATTTGCTATCAATACGTTTCTAACAGCGTCAGCAAGTTCAGTGATTCCTTTTTCAACTTTAGAAGTCTGCAATAGTGCATATCCAATAGCTGCTTTTCTAGTATCTTCTGGCATACCAAGCAATGAATCAAGATTACCGCTTTGAATTTTTCCTGTCATTAACAGATCCATCATTGCCTGTTTGCCCATACGCTTGGTCCAGTACTCTTTTTCTTTTTCTTCCCAGTTGTCTTTGTAGTGTTTTAACACTTCTAGGGTATTTTCTGGAGCAATCTTTCTAAGAATAGCAAGATGTGTCTGCAACTCAATATGGCTTTGTTCCATTACCACTGTGGTAGTTTTAATGTCATATTCGATATTTTTAATTTCTAGTTCTAGAAGTTCTTGTTCGATGTCATCAGTTTCTTCAGCTAATGCTCTTTGGAATTTTTTAATCTTGAGTTCTGCTTTTTTAATGTCGTATTGGCATTGTTGTAGTGCTCTCATACGAGCACGGACTTCTAAGCTGACCTGCTGGATTTTTCTATGATCAGTTACTTCTGAGTTGATCACAAATGATTCGGATTGGAACTGTGAGTATGGCGTAATTTCTGATGTAAGATATTCTAATATCTCTGCATCTTCTTCGGATCGCACTTTGAGATCCACATAGTTTCTGATATCCACTCTAAGATTATCAGGAACCTTGAAGGTTTTTTCAAGTCCGTCTGCAGGTACTATTTTAGTTGACATTGTATCTCCTATATTCAAAAAAATATCGCGTAGTATATACGCGATATTTATGTGTAGTTAATGACTGGAGAAATTAAATATGAATTTGACAGTCTGTATACACAGCTTGCCCATATTGCGGCCATCTTGGAATACCAAACTTCATTTCATTTAAAATATTGGCTTCAATGTGTGTTTGGCAAGCATTGATTTCACGAATATGGCGTTGCTGTTGGCCTAATAGGTTTCCAGCTGCTGCATAAAACACTGCTGATTTTTCTTTGATCTTTGCTACTAGTTCGGAAACATTAGAACCACGAGCAGCAGCCATAGCTGATAATAACGGACCGCCTCCGGCGTCTGCTTCTTTCTGTTGTTGTGCCCACGTGGCTTTTTCAAACGGAGATGCATGAGCACTGAGTTCTTCAAATCTAAGATTGAAAATATCTTCAACTCTAGCAATCATGAAAATTTTCATGTAGGCCAACAAGTTTGCAGTTTCTTGATCAGTGTATGGACGATCAATCTTGATTAAATTTTCTGGATTAATCCCTGGACTGCCTTTGCTAGGAAATATCTGTCCAGTTTCGCTGTCTTGATATGCTCGATATGTAGGGCGGCCCGGAGAGTTATACATAGCTGCCACTGCATCAGGAACAATCTTGGGATTGCCTTTGCTCCAATCTACCCAGTTTGGATCTGCAACTTCAACCAATGCTAGGTTATATGCACTATCATATAGTGTGTGTCTTGGATCTAAATTTCCATCGTACTTGTATAGAACAAACATGTTTTTCCCTTATCTCGCTACGCCAGCACCTTGACCAGATGACATACCTCTGTCACCGTCTCCAAGATTAACACCAGAGCTGTTGGAGTATGGTTGTCTCCAGAACCATCCGTTTTGGCATGAGCTTCCGCATGTACCTAGACCGTAGCCCCAGTCTTGTGCTTGTGAATAGTTAGTCTCACCACTGCCTCCACGCACTGGTGATTTTGTACCCCAGTTGTTGGTCAATGAATCGTTGCTGAATTGATATCTAGTAAATGTAAATGAACCGTTGCCACCGTCTTCGACCATGGCGAAGTCTGATTTTGTTGATAATGATTTAGAGTGCGCTTGGTTAGAGCCCTGTGGTCTTGGTATGCCTGACCACGTTTCGCTGCTGTAGTTGAATTTCTGTGCAGCAAAACAATCGTAGCCAAACGAATCACTTTGGAATCCGTTACCGAAGTTGCTGGTGTCACCGTTGCTGGTAACATATGATATTGAGTTGTTAGACGCTGTTAACTTAACGTTTGTTGACTCACCGCCACCGCAGGTATACAGACTAGGAACACCAACACGTCCGCCGTGATTGGCCATTGCGGTAGAATCGTCTTTGGTACGACCCATGTCGCCGTTTTGGCCGCCAGTTTCGTTCTGCATGTTAAAACCGGAGTAATGACTGTAACCGCCTAGCCCGCCGCCAGTGCCCATAACCCATAAGTATGTGTCGCCGGCAAACCCGCCTTCAACATATCCTGCTGCTTGGTCTAGTTTGTTACCTAGAGAAGCATATGCATCGTTGCTGTTAGTTACACGGTGTGCAGCATAGTGTGGGTTTGAACTTGAATAACCGCCAACTACATAACCATAGTTATAGACCTGTCTGTAGTAATAGCTGTTTGATACTGAAATATTAAAAGCACGATCAGCTGTGTCACCAACTGTACCACCAGTAGCACGTAGTGTGATAGGATAGTTAGTTGTCCATGCTCCTGCTAGTGTATTCCACTGCACAGTACCAGAAATAACTCCGGAAGATGCAAGACTTAGACCACTTGGAATAGTTCCGCTTACCAAACTAATGCTAACACCCTGTGGGTCACTTGCTGAAAATGTCTGACTTGATGCAGACATAGTGTTCAACGAGAATGTAGTTCCTGCGCCAGTAGACCAAACTGGTATCGGGTCAACTGTTCCTGCTGAACTCAATGTATAATTAGATCCAGGACCGTTTGATACAATGATATCAAATGCAGCACTGGCCACAAAGTTATTGCCAGCAGCATTGGTTGTAAATGTCAACTGTGTTGCACTTACATATGTTGTAGACATAGTTCTTGGACTGTTGCTAGTTGCTGCTCCAGAAACAGACACCACCGAACCAGGTACAAATCTACTACCGTTTACTGTAATAGTAGTAGTTGTAGTTTGGTTGATAATTCCAGAAATACCGGAAATGGTTGGCGGAGGTAGTCCGCCGAACTTTCCGCTTATAATAGATCCTGTGACCGTTCCTCTAAATGGCATTTTAAAATCCTTATGCGAATGGTGATAATGTGCCTACGCAATACCAAGTTGCAGACTGTCTAAACAACGAGAATGATACGATATCAATTGCGCCGTTAGTAGCTGTAGGTGTTGGTGTTACGTTGCTGGCCCATCTTAATGTTACTGCCGATCCGCCAACTTGAACAGCTGAAGGATAACGACCTGTACCGTTCTGAACTAATACTAGTGTAAAGTTGTAGTTTCTGTTGTCAGTGGTTGGTACGTTGGTAAAGTTAGCTGTGAAACTAGCTGCCATACTGGTGTGCCAAAAAATACTAGCTGATGAATAATCATGAACCACAGTACCTGTGGCTCCTGAAATCGCTGTTGCGATTGGTTCTACGATGGTTTTAATACCTGACGCAGTTCCGTCATAAGGAAATGCAATCCCTGGAAAAGTTCCTGTACCAACCAATGTCAAACCTGCATTTGTGAATGTAGCTCTAGTGGTATTGTTTGGTACTTCAACCACTACGTTACCTGTACCATTAGGACTAAACGTTAGGTTGGCATTTGTCTGCGTTGGAGACAGTTCACTGCCGGTAATATATGTATTACCTAGGTTACTTGAGGTGCCAATGCCTGTTGATAATCTTCTTCCCATGTCAGTTCCTTGTTATAGTGTTGATGTTTCGATGCCCATTACAACACAGCTAACGCTAGTGATGCTTGAATATACGTTCAAATATTTGTTAGTTGAATCCATAACAATACCTGTTCTTTCCAATACACCCTTAGCTGGGATAGTTGTGTCATATTCAAGATACTCACCTGCATTGCTAGGTGTACCTGGAGCTACTGTTGTTGTGAGAGCGATTCTTACCAAAGCGTCACTTGAACTTCTGTTGCACAATGATATTGTGACTACAGAGAATGTATCTGTTGGACACATATATGTCTGTGTCATTTGAGTAGCATTGGTAATGTCTACGGCTCCTAATCTTCCTGTTGCCATTATATAAATCTCCGTTTATGTTAAAAAGTAGTTGAACGCAATCGGTATACCAGTAATTCCTTTCTGGAATACTAGTGTAGCCTTAATGTTAATACCAGCACCTGTTGTGGTAGTTATGGTATTTCCACTAATTTGTATCGAACCCGCTACAACTGTATTTACGTTCAATGTTGCACCACCACCGCCAATCTGTGACGACAAGTATGCTTTAATAGCACGTTGGGTTGGAACGATGCTATCTGAGTTAGCTGTAAAGAATGGATCTGTGGAGAACTCTGTAATAGTAGCACTCGCACCACCTAAACTAACAGCACCTAGTGTAAGTTCTTGCAAACCTGCAATGTTAAATGCGTCAGCATTTAGCGTTGCAACACCAGTGGATTGCTCAATAGTAAACAAGTCGCCAACTCTAAAGTTACCGTCTTGGTCAGTACTTGTAAAGAACACACGTCCGCCACCTGACTCTACAGTTTCGTTGGCCTGTACTGGGTTCTGTGTTGGTACATTTGGATAGTTTGTTGTACTTATACCGCCTGTTCCGATGTTTAAGAAATCATGTCCTGTTAAACGTGCTTGGCTGTATTGAATCTTCAATGTTGCTGCAGACAGGTGTGTTGGAGCTTCTGAAACTGCAACACTTGGACTTACTTGTAGGAATGCTGTGTAAGCACCATTATAAGAACCCACCAATGAGTTTACGTTCACTAGTTTGTAATATTTTCCAGGAATACCTGCAAATGTTACGTTTGCACCGTTCTTAGGAATAGCACTTAGACGTCTTACAGAAATATAAGATCCGCTTTGGAAGAAATCAGCAAAACCATCACCGTATACAGATCCTGCTGCTGATGTATATCCTGTTCCTCTATTTGTAAATGTTGGATTAGCTAACACACCGCTGGCAGTTCTAACTGTGTTAGGAGCCGCAACCAATGCATTACTGTCTGTAATAGTCAGTGTTGGAGTTGAACCATAACTTGATCCTGGTTCTGTCAATCTGATTTCATAGATCTTACCGCCGGTTACAGAACAACGTGCTCTGGCTTTTGCACCAGCGACAATCGCTGTGGCAGTAGCAGTTCCTGTTGACACTGTGATCCAACGTGGACTACGATTGATGTTACCAAATACAATACCTGTGGTAGAAACTGCTGATCCAGCTAATGATCTTGCTGTCCAATAAACACCATATTCTGATTGTGCGCAATCTGTTGTGGTATCAGTGGAAGTTGCAATAAACACACCTTGACCATAACGTACTCTTGTCCATACGTGAGTTGTTGGCAATGCCTGTGAAGCTCTCCAAGTTACACCATCTAAGCTGTAGGCTGCTGCTGTACCGGATGTTGCTGAAACAGCAACAAAGCGTCCGTTACCCCATGCCACTGAACTCCAGTTTGAAGTGCTTGGCATTGCCACTGTGGCCCATGTTACACCACCGTCGATTGAGTATGCTGCTTGAGCACCGTTGGCCATTGCCACCCATTTGCCCATACCATAAACAACTCCAGTCCATGAAGCATTTGGTAATGCTCCACCTGTGCCACCAACGGTCCAGCTTATACCGCCGTTAGTTGAATATGCACTTTCTGTGCTGCCGCTGCGTACTGCTACCCATCTACCGTCACCGTAGCCTACAGCAGTCCATGTTCCTGAGTTGGCCAAGTTGCCGCCTGCTGACCAAGTGGCGCCGCCGTCGATTGAACGATATGTAATGTTTGTACCGCTGGCCACTGCAACAAATACTGTTGATAATGGAGTTACTGTACCTGTTCCTGATCCAGGACCTGTTGCTGTAAACACTGTGCCTACGTTGTTGTCAGGTGCTCCAACTAATGTAAATGTAGTATTGCCTGCTGTAAGTATCTTATAGATACGTCCAGTTACAAATGCACCGGCAGTTTCTGTAGCTGTTAACACACCGCCTGCAACACCTGTCCATGTCTGAGCACCTAGTGAAATAGCTGACCAGCTGGTACCGTTTGTTGAAAGTTGTCCAGCAGTTCCACCGCTGATTCCAACATACGCTCCGCCAATACCAAAACCACTAACATCCCATGCTTGTACAGCACCGGTTGTTGCATTTACTGAAGTAACTGTAATAGTTAAATCGTTGGTTGTAGAAGTACCGCCTAATGAAGTACCTGCGATTGTAATCACACTTGAAGCTGTATAGCCTGTGCCTGCTGCGGTATTAGTTAGAGTATAACCAAGACCCTGTCTTAGTACACTCCATGTTGCGCCAGCACCGCCACCGGTTACTGTACCAGTTAATCCAGTATAGAACCCGTTGGTTTCAGCATAGGTAATGTTTGACCAAGTTGTGGATGACTGTGAACTTTGTGCTGTCGCTGTATATCCTGGTAAACTGAATGTTAAAGATGGTTCAATGGTGTATGTTGTTGAAGCATCTGGAGTAACAACTGTTGTACCTTCAACGGGGTGATCCCAACCTGCCATGTACAACGACACAGTCTGTCCGCTGGTCAATGTTGTTGGAGCTGCTGAACCGCCTGAGCTTGTACTTACTGCAAACTGTGTTGCTGAGAAGTTAGCAGAAATAACATAGTATAGCTGCCATGCAGTCAAACCACCAAATGTTGTGTTAAGATAGATTGGTTGATTTACATACAATGTCTGTGTGCTGGCCACAGTCAACAAGTTGTTACCAGCGTTTGTAGTTGCTGTAACTGTTAACGGTTCAAAATGGCTTCTGTAAACTTTAGCATACTTGTTACCACTGTTGTAGTTACCAATAATGGCATTTTGACCAACACCTGTACCACCAGTTAGATAAATCTTCATTCCAGCATACACTGAACTGGCATTGCTGTCAGTGGCTGCAAGAGTGATTTGATAAAGGGTACCACCTTGTGCTGTGCTGGCTGCTGTTACATAACCAGATCCACCTAGGTTACTTGCAGGGTCAGTTAATCTTACTTGGAATACAGCATTATCACGTTGTTCATCAGCAACTGCTGTTGCGTTTAATCCTGAACCGTTAATGATAAATGTAGTTCCTTGTGGAGTATAGTTCTGTCCAGCATTGTTAAACTCTAGACGTTGTACTGCCTGTAAGTTTGTTGTTGCTGCTCCAACCGTTGCTTCGAAAGAATTTCGGTTGTCAACTACTGCGGTAATAGGAGTTTCTGTGCTGTCAACCCCTTCTGATACAGAACCGTAGTCACCGTATGAGTTATTGCCGTTGGTAGCACGAATCTTACCACCGTTCTCTGCCAAGTAGCCAACGTGTGAGTAATATGTAAACACAGAAACAAGTTCTGCACGTCCATTGTTAGTCACCCATGCGCCGATACCACTGTCAATTACCTGTGTAAAGTCATTGGAAACGATTGATTTATTGCCGCCGTTATGTAACGCACCATCGATCTTTTGTCCAACTGCTTTAGTACCGAATGTAGTTACCCACTGAACATAGCATGAACGTGTGGTAATCCATGTGTCGTAGTCTGCTGGACCGTATCCTGGATCTAGAGAAACATACGCACCTGCTGTAGGACGGCTTGTACCGTATGTGTTTGCAGGGTTTAGATCACCACTTAAACCAACCATAGTTTGGTTACGCAGGCCTGTAGCGTTTCTTACATAATACATGTCTTCAAGTTGTGAACCTGTAACAGCATTGATATAGTATCTTGCAGCATATCTAGTTTTGTAGTTACCTGGATAGTATGTTGTGATGCTATTTGAGTAACTTCTTGTAAAGTTAGGTGAATAGATCAAATCATACTTAAGGGCATCAATGTATGCATCGACGTCTCGTGAGCACAATGTTGAGTTATATGTATATGCAGGGTAAGTGACAGCAATATATGCCAATACTTCAGCTTTGATAAATGCTCTGTTTAGTTCTAGTTGACGAACTGCGGCAAATGCGTTGTAGGCCTGTATCTTTTGGTTTGAACCTTCATTGCTTGTACCAAACAAGATATCGTCAATAAGTTGGAACAGCGAGTCAATTCTAGTTTGTGCTGTGGTATTACCGCCGACGTTGGCACGAGCCAATGTTCTTACATATTCGTACATGGCCAATGAAGCTGCTTTCTGTGAAGAAGTAACTGCATTGGTATAGCTGGCATATGCTTGTGCAGCCACAGTAGAAGCCTGTGTGCCATTATGCATAAAGTCATAGCGAACAGCATCAAGAATCAACCCAATATCTCTCTGACACTTGGTAGAGTCATATGACAGTGTTGGGAAGTTTGTGCCAATGAATGTGATCGCACTTGATTTAATAGTTGCGTAAGCTGCCAATAATGTTGTGCTGGCTGTTACTAGTCCTGTACCAAGTGTCGCTACCCATGTGGTTACTGGATATGTGATGCTTGGAGCAGATGCTGCACCTAGGTTAACAGTAGTTATGATGTTATCAACCAAGACACCAACAGCTGATTGTACAGTGCTGTTACCGGCTGTGCCTGTAACCTGTGTTTGATTGTTTCCTGTAGTTTTAACTACTGTGGTGTTAACAGCAATGGCCTGTACCAAATATTTTATTCTTGCTAAAGAAGCTAAAATAGCTGCTTTAACTGATGTATCAAATAGTGGAGTAGTGTCTGCAAAATATGCAAGACCTGCTCTAACGCTTTGCCAGTTACCGTCGTAAGTTAAATCGTATGCCAATGCATTGATGATATACTGTGTATCACGTGCAGTATCTGAACTGCTGTATTTCAATGTTGGATAGTTCAACGCCATATAGGCCACAATGTCAGCTTTGATAAATTCAGCGTTAGCTAAGATTAGATCTCTTGCGTTTCCGTAAGTGATCAAATAGCTGGTGTTGTAGTTTGTTGGATTTGGTCTATCAGTCGCTGTGAAAATACCAAACTTATATTCAATAGTTTCACGAGCCACTCTTAATAACTTGGCAATAGCATTAGCTTCAATAGTTTCACCGAATGGTAATAGTTTGCTTTGTGTTGCTGTGTTACCTGCACTCTTAGAAACTGTATTTCCAAGAACGATGTCAGGTAATACGCTTTGCATTCTTGTAATAGCTGCTGTGCTGTATGGTACATCAGTTAAGTTAACTAGACTTGATGCTGCACCAACGTTGGTAGCACGATGCTCATCACCGATTACACAGAAACCTTCTGGAACGATGATAGGCAATGTTTCTTTGTATACACCAGTTTTAACATTGATAATACCACCTGGTTTAACTTCTGATGGAACGTTAGTTGTAACACCTGCGATTAATGCTGCTGTGATAATACCAACATTTGATGCCACTGTGGCATATGCATCTGTTTCAGCAGTATAAGTCAAGTTAATAACTTGGCTTACTTTGATAGTACTGTCGTTGCCTGTTAGGTTTTGATAGTTAACGGTTGGGGCTGTGTTGTTTAATACTGCCTGCATCACAGTTAACATGAAGTTAAAGCTGGCAGCATCTTGTGTGCCTTGTGTGCCAAGCTTCGAATATGTTCCAGTTGTGTTAGATGCAGCATTTAGATATGATAATGCTGCTTTTCTTGACTGTGAGTTACCGCCGTGTGTAATATCATAGATGACTGCATCAACAACTAGTCCAACGTCGCGTTCACATTTTACATCATCATAGGTAAATGACGATGTGAATGGAGATGTATTAGTAGAAATCTGACGACTGATCCAGTTAATAACTTCACGCTGGATGAATGGTCTATTAACTTCTAATAGATAAGCTGCGTTAGGACGCTTGGTTCCTTTGAGAACCTGTTCGCAGGCATAACGAATTGTTTTAAATGGTTTGTCTATTGACAAGCCATATATTGGTGCTGGCCCATCAACGCCCTGTAGTGACACATAGTAGACATCTTCTGTGTAACCATATGTTTTCCAGATAGGAGCACTGTTGCTGCCGACAGTAAGGATCTGTCCTTCAACACCAATAGGTAATCTTTGAGGACCTGAACCGCCATAATAAATCATGTCACCTTTGGTGATTAGCACGTCAGTTTCAGTACCAATGCTTAGTGCATTCCAGTATGTTCCTGTGCTATCTGATTGTGGGCTCTTGCCTTGGTCGCCTGTTGTGGTACTGTCGTCATCGTTACTTGTATGAGCAAGTATACAGATGTAAGAACTAGCACCAAATCTTACAGCATCGCCAAGTTTGTATGCTGTGCTGTTTAACCAATCGCCTCTCCAGTTAATACCGCTGTTGAGTCTTTCCCAGTAAGTTAAGTTTGGAGGTTCGTTGCCTGTTGTATCAGCGATAGCAACATAGGTGTATCCGTTTACACGAACAACATCACCTGGTTTATAAGCAGTGCCGATTAACCAGCTACCTAGGAATCTAAAACCTTGAGTTAATAGAGTCCAGTTAGCTGAACTTGTAGAAGGAGTTTGATTTACATGGTTTGTTGTAGCAATATAAACGTTACCGCCATAGGACACTACGTCACCTGGTTGATAAGTTGTTGCTGAACTCCATACACCTTCAAGTTGTAGACCTTCTGCAAAAGAAGTCCAACGACTTGAAGTTACTTCAGAAGCAAAAGTTGTTCCTGAGTTTGATGTATGTGCTGCTGTACAGATCCAAGTGTTAGCACCGTATTTTACAACATCATTGAGTTTGTATCTTACTGAAGCATTGCTCCATGCGCCCTTGTATTCAACACCCTTATTGAAGGTATCCCAGTTAGCGATGTCATTTTCGAGACCTAGTGTAACTGTTGCTGACGATGTGTGATCTGTTTTACAACGATATGTATATCCGCCATATTTTACAATTTCATCTACACGATAATGTGTTGAAACTACCCAGTCACCTACCCACTTAAATCCGTGAGCAAAAATATTCCAGCTGGATAAGTTAGCATTAAGACCTAATGCTGCTGTTGCTGCTGATGTGTGTGCAACTGTACATACATATACAGCGCCGCCGTAAGTTACAAGGTCACCGATCTTATATGCTGTTGAAGTTGCCCAATCACCTAGCCATGCCTGTCCGTCGGACATTTGATTCCAGCGAGTTGGAACTGATATTAAATCAGTGTTAAAATCTGCTGCTGCTGTGTGACCAACTACGCAGATGTAGGTTTTTCCGCCGTATCGTACAACGTCATCCTTGTAGTATGTGGATCCTGTTGTCCAGGTGTTTTTCCACACAAATCGTATTCTACCTAATTTAAATTCTGCCATTGATCACTCCGTTAAACGTTAATCTAATATATTTATTCATAATCTTTATTGTCCATCATCGTTGTTGTCCATCCTCTTTAAAGGATTTATAGAACATCATAGTTGATAAAAAGCTACCGCCAATACCTGCTAGCGGACCAAAAAGAGCTGCCCTTACAGGAACCTGTACAATAGTACCAATAGTAGTAGTAATCAAGTTAGGTCCTACTGTTGTTACACCAGCTGTAACAGATCCTGTGCTAAGTGAAGAACCACCGATCGTTAGTCGTCTTGTTACATATGCTTTAATAGCTTTTTGTGTAGGCACTGTATTGTTTGAGTCAGCTGTAAACAGAGAATCTGTTGAAAACTCACGGATAACTGTACCAGTACCGCCTAATCGAACACCACCCAATGCCAACTCTGTTAGTCCGTTTAGTTCAAAGAAATCTGCCGACAATGTAACTGTGCCGCTGCCTTCTTCAACTGCAAACAACTCGCCAACACGGAAGTTACCGCCTTGGTCTGAGCTGGTATAGAATACCCTACCTCCCTGGTATCTAACGATCTCATTTTGCTGCTGTAACTCGTTTTCGTCAACATTTGGATAGTTGGTTTGTACAAAGTTTCCAGTACCGATGCTTAAGAAATCGTGTCCTGTTAGGCGAATCTGACTGAACTTTTCACGTATAGTGATTGCTAATCCATGTCTTACCACGTCAATCGTTGCTAATGTTGGTGAAATCTGGAATCTAGCTGAATATACTCCGCCGGAATTTCCTAGTTCAACAATAGTAACTATGGTGTAGATGGTATCTTCCCAACCTGCAAATATCAGTTCAGAACCAACTTTTGGATATCTGGTCATTCCTGTGATAGTAACATACTTTCCTACAGGAATAATGTCTGCGTAACCGTTACCAGATATTGTCATTGTGGTAGTAGAAGTTCTATATCCTGTACCAGATGTAAGAATAGTAGGACTTGAAATAACTCCATCGCCCAATCTGTTATCAAAACTGGCTTCTGTGACATTTAACGGATCGATAACTGTTAATGTCGGAGGTGTTACATATCCAGAACCTGCATCCCAGAACTTAACTGAGCCAATTCTAGAGCTGGCTATCACTGGACGACCTTTGGCTCTTGCACCAGTTACAACTTTGTTATAGATATTTGTTCCAGAAGCAATAGCCAACCATTGTGGGTTGCCACCTGGATTACCAAATGCTACACTGGTCCAGCTCTGTTGAGTGGCCAGTGTTCTTGCTGTCCATACAATGCCGTCTTCTGAAGTAATAGCAAAATCAGTTGGGTATAGGCTTGGATCGCCAAATGTATCTCGACCTCCGGTGTCGCCGACTGCCATAAACACACCTTGACCGTATTTTATTGCGGTCCAACGATGTGCTGTTGATCCGTCTTGTGTTGGCAATGATAGCACTGTCCAGTTAATACCGTCCGTGCTCCACATTGCAGAACTCTTTAGTTCTGATACTGCGACCCAACGACCGTTACCGTATGCAAGACCTACCCAATCACTGATTGAAGAATCATTTGGCATTGTGTCGTTGTAACCGACCCATGTAATGCCGTCTGTGGAATATGCTGCACCGTTGGTTGATCTACAAATAGCCACAAACTTGTTTTTTCCGTATCTTATTCCTACCCAATCGCCGATAGTAGAATCTGCTACTACATCTGGCAATGCTACTCGGGTCCAAGTTGCGCCATCGTCAGTACTGTAGATAGCGTGATTTCCTGTGCGAGACACAGCAACAAATGTACCGTTACCGTGTGTGATATCTGTCCACTCACCTGATACAGGCAGTGTTACTGCTAACCAAGTCTTGCCATCACCTGATGTAGCACCTACAGGAGTTCCCTGTCTTAGCGCAACAAATTTGTTGTTGCCGTGTCCTAAAATCCAAGGAGTTGTAGCTGCTCCGGCAGTGTTTGGCAGTGTTGTCTGTACCCATGTTACTCCGTCGATTGACGAACTAACTACATTATCACCTGCATTGCTGGTAGCAACAAATCTTCCGTTCCATCCAGATCCTGTATAGGAAATAGTCAATATTGAGTTTGTGCTGTCATTTGAAATGCCGGTAACTGTGATTGTTAAATCGTTAGTTGGTGTTTGCCCAGATAATGATGTGCCAAGGATCTTGATAGTGTCACCTACAGAATATCCTGCACCACCAAATGGCACAGTCACTGCGTAAGTTGTGCCAGTTTTAACAACTGTGAATCTTGCTGCCTGAGCAGGCACACCGTTGGTGTTACCGCTGCCTGCAGTTCCTGCTAGAGAAGCAAACGTTTCTGTAGTAGTACCAAATCTTATAGAACTCCAATCAACTGTCGAAGGAAATGTTGACGATGTCGCTGTGAATCCAGGATGTGAAAATATCAATCTTGGCTCAATGGTATAGAATGTTGTGGTATCTAAAGGATTTTTTAGTGCTCTTCCCGGCTGAACATGATCCCAACCTATTGTTCCTGTTGACTCTTTGTATATTGTAGCGATCTTAGAGATAGAACTGTATGATTGAATATATCCATATTGACCAGTACCGGTACCACTGGTAATAATTATTTTCATACCAATATATGCACTGTCAGTGCCTTGATCGCTAGCAGCAAGGGTTATTGTTGTTAGATCACCGGACTGTGCATTGTTTCGAACTTCTTGATAACCTGAACCACCAACACCCTGTGAATCCCCTGCATCTTGTACTCTTGCTTGAAATACTGCGTTATCTCGTATTTCTTCAAATGCAAATGTAGCACCATATCCAGCACCAGTTATGGAATATGTGGTAGCTGAGCTAGTATAGTTCTCGCCGCCGTGATTCATTTCAACTTTTAATATTTCGTCTGATGCTTCACCTGCAAACACAGCCTTAACTGTGGCTTGTGTAGTACGATTGTTTAGCGTTCCGGTCATCGGAGTTTCTGTATTATCTGTTCCGTAGGCCACTGCTCCGTAGTTACCATATGAACTGTTGCCGTTTGTTCCTCGGATAACTCCGCCGTTTTCACATAGATATCCGATGTGTGCGTAGTAGCTGAACACAGAAACAAGTTCTACTCGTCCTTGGTTAGTAACCCAAGCACCGACGCCGTCTGATATAACCTGTGTAAAGTCATTGGAAACGATTGATTTGTTACCACCGTTGTGTAATGCCCCGTCAATTTTCTGACCGACTGCACCGTAACCAAAAGTTGTGACGTTTTGAATATATGGGCTGCGTGTGGTGATCCAAGTGCGTGTGTCGTTTGGACCCCAACCTGGATCTAGAGAAACATAGGCGCCGCCGGTTGGTCGACGATCAAGGTCTACGATTGTAGGAGGTGTCAGTACCCCAACTAAGCCCGATAATGATAGATTGCGGATAGTTGTTGAGTTTCTTACAAGGAAGAAGTTTTCAGCAGCTGATCCTTTAATCGCATTGATATAGTATCTTGCAGCTAGAATTGATTTATAGTTACCTGTATATAAGATATCATATAACCATGCGTCTATATAGTTTCTTGTGTCTCTTGCACATTTATCATGATCAAAAGAGTACCCTGGATTGGTCACAGCTTGATATGCAACTGCTTCTTGAGCAATGAATTCTCTATTTGCTTTTAATATAGCATATGCTCTTCTGTAGGCGTCAACAGATGTCTGTGTATTTTTACCAAACACTGAAGGGTTAGATCCCTGTGCGCCATTAGAAATCTTGTATGTGATATAGTCAATGATGTCTTGAATTCTAAATTGTATGTCAATGGTCACAGACAACGATCCTGCAACTGGCAAACTAGTAACTTGAGAAACCGTATTGCCTGCACTAACTGTAACAGCGGTATTGGTCATTAACAACGGAATAACATCATCTTTGATGTGTCTTAGAACTGCAATGGTATAGGCAGAATCACCGGCTAATACTGCTATAGGTAAACCGGCTGTTAGTTCTGTAGCTCTTAGTTCGTCGCCATATATAGAAACATCTTCTGGAACGATAATCGGAAGAGTTTCGTAGTACTTGCCTGGAGCCACTTTAATTAATGCAGGTCCTATAACATTCTCTGTGGCGAACCGCACGGTCTTCCATGGAGTTTCTGGATTTGACCCGTATCGTGTTTGATCTGTGGTGTTTTCTGCTCTACCGTAAACTAAATCAACACCGTCTGGTGCTACATAATATGTTTTTCTCACAGCACCAAATGTAGTATAATACACACTGGTGCCTGGATTCTTGATTGTTAATACTCCACCTTCGTTAGGATGGTAATCACAATAGTAATACAATGTTGTAGGAGTAGTTTCTGTAATAGTTATCATCACAGAAATCTTGTTAGCCGCTGCTCTAACAGCAACATCGCTGTATTGATCATAGGTAACTGCTTTGTTATCGATTTTATAAACTACATTGTCATCATATCGAGCGCCACCAAGAGTCCATTCACCGTCAACAGTAGTTGAAAATAATACCGGGTGACCATTTAAGCTGTAGTATCCGTCTAGTGCATCATATGATTGATCAAATACATAGGTATTGCCTACTAATAGTTCTAAAGAAGCACGATATTCGTCATTGACATAGTATTTTACCAGTGTTTCTGGTGGAATAGGATCTACCATCTTAATGACAAATGTATCAACAGCATGTTGTGCGCCGGCTACTGGAGATACCACTAATGATTGATCAGCTGAACCGATTCGAACTCTATTATTCTGTAATGTACTTCCGTCAATGGATGTATCTCGTACTACTAGATCACCTTGACGACTTAACGCATTGGGCACACTGCCTAATGCTACCACACTCCAATAGTCGAATGTATAGTTTCCATTATCTGGATATGTTGTCGCATCTGATACGTGAGAAACAATACATTGATATGTGTTGGAGTCAAACTGTATAACGTCGCCGTAGCCGTAATCAACACCTTCGGCCCATGGACCTTTCCAGTTTTGGCCTGGAATAGAAATCTGCCAGTGTGCTGTTCCCAGTGTAGAACCGTCAAAGGTTGCGGTATTCGATGGTTCAATTCCTAAACTGTCTTTTAGTGCAACATATAGCTGGCCGCCTCTGCGAACTAGATCGCCCGGTCCATAGCTAACTGCTGCTGACCAATTACCTTTAAAGGAATAAGATTCTACTACTAGATCCCAAAACTCCGTATAGGATCCCGGACTCTTTCCATCGTTGGACATCACCGTTGTTGCGGGATCAGTAACAATAATTGAACCAACCATCTGTCCGTGATATCCGCATTGATAGTAATATGTTCCAACTGCTACTGTAGCAGTATTGAATACCACAGTTCCTACTGCAGATCCTTGTCCAGTTACTCCGCTAACAAGATTGCCACCTCCGGTTCCTGTGACTGATTGAATATAAAAAGGATGTCCTGGAGCATTAACTGAGAATGTTAAAACATCTCCTTTGATTACTGATAGTGTAGGATCATTGCCGATCGCAGAACCTGCAAAAATATAATTTTGATTTCCAGATGCTGTAACTGTATATCCTCTTGACATACCCGAGTATGATGCAGAGTTTGCCAATGGTAGTTTAGCGGAATATATGTTACCGCCATGTCTAACTAAATCGTTGGTTACATATGAAGTTGTGTTTGACCATACTCCAACATATTTTTGACCGGGAACATATAGTTCCCATTGATTTGGATTGAATGCGCCGTCGTGCCCTTCGATACATCTCCAAATGTTACTGCCATAGTCAACTAAGTCGCCAACTTTATAGCGAGTATAAATGATCCAAGGACCTTTATAATCAACTCCACTATATTCTAAAATCCAATATCCTAGACTTTGGTCTGTTTCGAAGCGGACTGATGCTGTGTGTTCAACTGTACAGCGATAAGCATTGCCGCCGTAAAATATAACAGCGCCAAGATTAAAATGAGCACTTGCTGCCCAGTTTCCTTTATAAGACTGTGAAGCAACATAAGTTGTCCAAGACGCTGAGTTGTCTGCAAATGTAGATCCTGCTAGATGTCCCAATGTGCAGTTGTATACAAATCCATCTAATAATACTAGATCGCCAATATTGTAAAATGTTCCAGTAGTCCAGTTTCCTCTAAATTTTACACCATCGGTCATTATAACCCAACGTGGTGTAACAATAGTATTGCCTGGAGCTAGGTAGTTTAAGTCTGTATAGAAGTTTGCACTGGCATCATGCAAGAGAACGCAAACATATGTTTTGCCGCCATAGCTAATCACGTCATCTGGAATGTAGCTGGCATTGGTATCCCAACTGCCTTTCCAGTTATATTTAAATCTGCTTATCTTAAATTCAGCCATTGTATTCTTCCGTTATAATTTAAGTTCCTGGATATTCGTTAGACGAAACGCCAGATGGATATGTGTATCCTTTGTTTACTCTCATGACCAAATGTCCATCATCGTTTACGTAATAGAAAATTGATCTGTCATCCCACTTGTATTGTGTATATTTCAAGTTGGGGTATTCTGATTCATGATTAGCATTAGTTCCTTCAAAAAAGTCAACACCTGCTTCAAAGTCTTCAAAGTCTTCTGCAGAAATACCAGGAATATTAATTTCAATACTATCCGATCCTCGCAACTGATCATTACGAACTAAAAACAGTTCACCGTCTGCATTTCTTCTCATACCATAGAAAAACTGAGGAGCATTTCCTAGAATCTCTACCGGGTCACGCCCTAAATAATATGTACTAGCCATTATGAAATCTCCAAGTAACTAACTACAGAATCAACACTGTTGGCTGTATCGCTGACAATCCTAATACCTGCAGTTTCTCCTAAAATAAGTTTTTCACCCTGTGTAATAATCTTCACGCTGGTGTTAGGAGGAATAGCAATATTTTTAACATAATAGGCCGGAGTCGAATCTTCTGATATAACAAATACATTAACGTTAATAGTGTCGTAGTCTGTGGTATTAGCTACGTTCATACCAATAACCGTTGCTCTTACTCCAGCACCGATTTGTACGATGTCTACCGGAGTAGTTCCTATTCCTGTGTTAACTGCTGATTTAAATAATGATGGCATGTTTTTATCCTAATGACAATGCTAGTTGAATGGCAATGTCTTCTGCTTGTTGTCCGCTTACTGCACCAGAAGTACCAGCAGGGCTTGCCCAGATCGTGCCGTCCCAGATTTCTAATGCTTTTGATTCGCTATTATATCTAGTCATACCTACTACTGCGTATGCAGTAGGTCTTTCAGCATTAGTCCCAACTGGTGGTACAAAACCATTTGTTGTTGCTATTTTAAAATAGCCGTTTGTTGTTTGTGCAATCTGTGTAACTGCATTTGATACCACGTTAGTGATAACGTTGTCTACAATTTTAAAGTTTCCTAATCTAACTCCGCCGGATCCGTTGCCGTCGATATATAGACTTTGTCCTGCACTTGTGGAAATCTGATTGTTATCAAATTTTAAATTTCCAACAGTAAGCGTTGGTAGTGTAATAGACGTTGTATAGAAGTTGTTAACATATAGACTTCTCCATCTATAAGACGCACTGCCTATGTCGTAGGTATTGTCAGTTTCTGGAACTAGGTCGCTGCGAATGCTGGCATTGATAACAACATTGTCAGTTAATGCATCACCGATAGTGATATTTCCACCAATAACTACATTTCCGTCTGCATTGATATTTCCTGTAACATTTAAGTTTCCAGTAATATTAGTGTTTCCAACAACGTTAAGTGTTCCTGTTCCGTTAGGACGTAACTCTAAAGAGCTGTTTGAAACTGTTGTGGAAATAGTATTGCCAGTAAGTTGTAGATCGTCGATCTGCAATCTTGAATGATATATTGTGGCTTCGCCGGCTGCTGCTGTGAACGCGATTGTTGAAGCACTGGATCTGATAGAGTTACCACTGATAGTAACTGTACCAACAGTTACTTGGTTGTCTGCTACTAGTGTTGTTGTTCTTGTTGTTCCGTTAACATCAAGTTGTGTGGTTGGAGAGGACTTGTTAACGCCAATGCGAGCATTGTTAACATCCAAATAGAGTAAGTCGGTCTCAAAGGCTAAATCTACACCGTCTCGGATGAGATTAGACTTTAAGAGCGGCCCAGAAATACGACCAATAGCCATGTGCTCTCCTTAACCCCGAGTTTCACGGTTAACCACCTTACATTGCGGGTTTACCACAGTTTGACCATACAAGAAATGGTCTTTCCTTGTAATCAATAGTATTTATACCAAACAAAGATTATCCCAGGGCTAGGTTCCAAATAAAGCCTAAATATTCCATATTAGCTTTGTTAATAACCTCGCCTCCTCCCGATGCTTGTACGTAAATAGTACCGTTCCAACATTCCAAATAACCAGCTTCAGTGTTCCATCTGGTATCACCTAGTTCAGGAGTTAATCCCTGCTCCGAAGGACGTTGAAAGTTTGTTCCAGCCGGAATAATCATAGCGTTATTTCCAACAAACTTTAGATAACCCGTTCCTGTGCTGGCAAAAGATAATGGGGTGTTTCCATCGAGATTTGTAATATCACTGTTTTGCCATTGTGTTTGTTCTATACGGGTGATCCCGTTTGCAGGTAACAGTTCCACGTCTTCATTAGATACAGTTTCGCTGATTTTATTGTTAACTCCGTCGATAAACATTTGTCCGCTGACTGTCATGGTGTCAGGACGCAGTGTTCCAACGTGTGTCCAATCAGGAGAATGTAGTTCTGACCATCTGCGTGGGCTAGAATCTCCTGCATCTGCACCTAATACATAAGCATTGTCTTCACCCGGAATAATACTTTGAGTAAAATCTGGAGAGATTGTAACAGTATCTAACGGTTGATCGCCGATGATAACAGTTCCAGCAGATCGTAAATCACCATTCATGGTAATATTTCCGCTGACTGCTAAGTTGCCAGTCATATATGTGCTGGCATAGATGTCTATTATTCCAGTTCCGTTTGGGTCTAAAACAATATTTTGATTGTTATAGCTGCTGATGTTGTTGCCATCTAGCTCTAGTGCTGATGTTGTTAATCTATCATGAAATAATACAGGATCTCTTGCACCATCAGCATAGATATGCAAAGCACCTGTGATAGTTTTAAACGTGTTAGGAGCATCAATACGCACATTAGCAATGTCTGCTCTTGCAGTGGCTTCTAAGTTAGTTGTTCTAACATCAGAGTTGATGTCTAGGGTATAGGACGGAGTAGATGTTTTAACACCAATACGGCTGTTAACAACATCTATGTAAAGTAAATCTGTATTGAAAGATAGATTTTGGTCAGCAGTTTCAACCAGTCCTCTACGCTGTAGATTGGGACTTAAAAGTGCTCCGCTGATTCTACCTAAAGAAAGGACATATGGATCTGGCATGCTGGCTCCTATTAACGATACAGTATTTACCGCTAATAGGGATTAGTTGGCGAAGCCGAAGTAGACTGTGACGTATTTTCCGTAAGGAACTGCTGAGGTAAAATGCAAGTACCATCCAGCAGCATAAGGCGCATTAGGATATCCTGCACCAGTTTCTGAACCGTTTAGTTGTACTAACTCAAAGTTTGTTGATGAAATTTGAAATACATTTTCAACAAATACCAACATGTTGTCAGCACTTGCTGGCGGCAGTGTTTGATAATCGCTGGGCAATCTAAAGTTAAACTCTACAGCGTCGCCTATTGGTGATAGTTGACGTTTGTCAATTGTTGCTGAGCCAGGAGCTCGAACAACTTCCCAGTTACCGCCTACAAATGCTTCTACAGAACTAGTTGTTGTATTATAACGAATAGTTCCGTTAGCATCGGTTGGTTGTCTAACGCTGGTTGTTTTTGGTCGTTGTGCTGTTGTTCCTTTAGGAAGTAAGAGTCCTCCACGAACGTCCATAACAACTCGACCAAAGTCGTTGGCTAACAGTGTGTTATCACTGATACTAAACTTAGAGATATTCTTTTGCTTTAAGAACTTCATACTGGCAATGAACTCACTGTAACTGCTAACAATGCGGCAGTAGATGTACCTACCCACATTTCGTCACCTGCATCTAAAACAATACGTTCTTCGCTGAAGAATACTGTTTCGCCTGCTGGGATTACCAAGCTGCTTACGATAAGATTCTGTGGGCCGTAGGACAAACCGTATTTTACCAAATAGATATTAACCGTTACTGAGTTTACAGTTTCATCATTAATAGTTGGTGATCCAGTATTGCACAATGCAATAGTAGTAATGGCCTGTTGTTGTCCGTTTGATATAGCACCGCCGCCGCCAAGTGTAACTGCCCCACCATCGGTAGTACCGCTAAACACCTTGACAGGCGATGTTACTGAAATTGATGTTATTAATGTAGGGTAGCTTCTTATCATGTTTCTCTCTTTAAAATATCATACTGAAAACTAATGCTCTACTCTTACTTATTACTTCTCCACGTAGAGTAGAGGAAGTAGAGAAATATACACCTGTAGCACCAGTTCCTGGTTGTCCTGCTGATATAACAGTAGAGTTTGTAACGGGAGCTGGAATAATAGCACCTTGACTTTCTAACTGAATACCATAGTTGGTTTGTAGTTTACCCGTACCTTGTGTACGAATATAAATGTTTTGGTTTGTTACTGAGTCTTCTGTGGTTATTTCAAAATCTTTATTGATTTCTAAACCGTAACCTGGTTTTCCAAGTAAAACTCTGTTTGGAAAAAACTGTGCGCTGATTTCACCATCAGCAATAATAGTAATACCTGCTCGATTATCACCGATGGTCATACCACCTGATGGGTTTGTTGGAGTTGGTATTGATGCAAGATATGCTGCTGAGCCGGAAGTATCTTTGTCAGTTACAATAACACGAGAGTTATTTGTAACAATCTGGAATGTTGGATTATTTTGAATCGCAGCATCAACATACTTTTTATTAGGAATATCGTTGTCGTCTATGACTTGACTGGCATAATCGTATTCTGTAGGAGCAATAGTAGGATCAGTTACTTTAATAATGCCGCCACCATTGAAGTTAACTGTAAGGTTACCACCGCTTTCCGGATCTGTGACTATACCTGCTATTTGTATTTTACTATCAACATAGTTTAATGATCCGCCAGCAACACCTTCTGCAAATAACCAAGTGCTGGTATTCTCATCATACAAAATAGACACATCTGTTTGTGTGCCTCGATCAATTTGAATACCGGAGTATCGCAAAGACACTCCGGATCCTGTTTCACCGTAGTTTAAAATAATGACATTATCTTTGACGTTCAAGTTCTGAGCGTCAACGGTTAATGTTTGACCAGTTACTAATAAGTTACCTGTGACTTTTACTTCACCAACGCCCGGACCTGTGTCTAGAGTAATCCTAGCACCTTCCGCTGCTTTGATATTATAGTCACCGTTGACTTGTATAACTTGTCCCATTATTAAATCCTAGATTATTGGTTAGCGATCAATGTTAAAATCATCAATGTTGTTGATGAGTCATCTGATAGTGTGTACTTGAATCTTCTGCCTGTCCAGTCAGCACAAGTTCTGTTGTTGATTTTACGCAACACAACTTTCTGGCCGTTTAGATAACCGACAACAACCATTTCACCTGCTACGATTGCAGATGAGTCATCGTATGATTTGTTAACTAACTTGCAAACACCTGTTGAGTTATCTTCAAGGTGTTTAACTAAAAATCGACGAGCCGCTTTTTGTTTTACAATGTAAAGATCAGTTGTTGAATCTTCTGTGATTGAGATCTTGTTGCTAAATCCAGCTGCTTCAACTGGAATGTGTGGGTAGGTGTTATCACCTAATACACCAAATTTTCTTTTGGTAATTCTATTTGACATTTGATTTCTCCTTGTATTATGGCGTTCTATGCCCCAACGCGGTGTCAGCCGCGCGAATCCTTTCTGGATACTTTATTTATCTTTGGCTGAGTAATGCCATAAGCTGTGCTTTTTCTGCTAGATCAACTACTCTGTTTATTTCGTCAATCTCCTGTTGGGCACGTTCTAGGAAGGTTTTATTGTGTGTTTGTCTGTAATGTACCAGTGCTATGCTGTAGTTTTGAATATGTGTTTCTACTATAGATTCTATCCTAGCTACATCGTGTTTGAACATAGGAAATCGTTTTTTCCATACGTTAAACTCTTTTCTAAGTTCTGAGAAATCTTTTTCGTTCTGTACTTCCATCCTGATATTTAAGTCAAACAAAAAGGCTCCGAAGAGCCTTTTTGAAACATTATACCTAATGTTTAGTCTATCTTAATAGAATGAGCTATTAGCGATAGTTACTGTACCTAGGTAGTCTGCTGCGTTACCAAGAGATGAAGCAGTATTTGTTAACTCTACATAACCATAACGTGTCATGAAAGAAACTACTGGTTCAAATGTGCTTGGATCTAGAACAACACCAGAGCTCATCAATGGAATGTATGGGCAATAGAATGCTGCTGCATCAGATTCGCTAGAACCTTTGTAACCAATCAACACTGTGTCGTTACCGGCATAAGTGTTAACATAGATCTTCATAGCACTGTTCAATGTACCAACAAACTTAGTGTTTGTAGGAGCTTCGAAAGTACCTTCTGTTGTACGAGCAAATGCGCTAGTAGTAGCAGATTGAAGGATTGTTAACGCTGTTGGGCTTACAACGGCCCAGTTACCAGCACCACGACGTGTACGCTGAGCGATAGTGTTAGAAACACGGTTAATAGCAACTGCTAAAGAAGCGTGTTCGTCACCAACGAATGTAGCTGTACCTGAAACTGCTGTCTGATCCCAAGCAATTTGGTTCTGTGAGCCAGCTAATGTAGCCAAGCTGCGTAGAACTTCTTGATCGATTTCAGCAGTGATTTCTTGTGCCAAAGCTGCCATGATTTCAGCTTCGATGTCAATGCCTTGTTGGGCTTGTGCATCTTGAGCTGCTTCAAATGTCCAGCGAGCTGATAGCTTGCGTGACTTAGCTTCAACAGTTTGCTTCAAGATTTGAATGCTTAGTCTGTTACCAGCTACGCCTTCTTTTGCTGCTGTAGCATCAGCTTTACCTGGTGCAACACCAGAATAGCCTTCAGCAATCTTGAATGGGCTTAGTGCCTCTTCGCCAGCTGTAGTACCACCACCTGTGGCGTCAGTGAATGAATCACTGTAACGAACACGTAGTGTGTGGATTTGGCCAACTGGGCCAGTCATTGGCTGTACGCCAACTAGTTCATTAGCGATGACCGTAGGCATCACACGTCTGATCACTGGAAGGATCACACGATTTAGGGTTGCAACGTTACCGGCGGATGTTGCGCCAGCACTGGCAGACTCAGACAAATACTTGCGGGTATTTTCGAGAGTTGTTGCCATCACTGTACGCTTTTGACCTTGAAGACCTTCTAGAAGGGCGTCTTTGGTTTCCGACCAGCGTGACTCGAGTAATTGTGACATTATAGTTCTCCTTAAACTTTTAGTCCCGCAAGCCTGCGGATGTCAAATATCTCAGCGGTTTTTTCCTCACCACTGATTGTTTGTGCCTGATTCTTATCGCCTGTAATTTCTTTGCCTTCTGTTAGTGCTTTCTTGGCCGGAGTTCCACCATTCATTACTGCTGGTAGATACTTGTCAAAAGCCGCACGTAGCTTTTCAGTTTGTACTGATTCTAATAGTTCGCCCATTACTGAACGTTTGTCACCGCCTAGTGGGCTTAACAATTCATTCATAACTTCTTTGCGAGCTGATGCATCTTTAGCAATGCGTAGTTCAGCTTCACGGCTTTCTACTAGTTTTTCTGTTTCTGCAACAATTTTAGCTGCTTCTTCTAGTTCAAGTTCTTTCTGTTTAACTACTTGTAGTAGTTTTGCAGTTTCAGACTTTTCATTTAGATGACTTGCAGCGTACTCGCTTGCAAACGATTCAAAAATTCTGCGACCAAAGTCATTTCTGCGAGCTGAGTCAATGTCTTCTTTCAACTGTTTCATTTCAGACTTGAGTCCTTTAGAGACTGTTTCTTCGATGATTTTTGCTGAACGAGCAATAAAATCTTTCTTAACAGCTTCGAACTTAGCCTTAGACTCACGTACTAAACGTACTTTAGTTTCAGCTAGGTCTTTCTTGTCTGAGTGGAATTCTGCGATTTCTTTCGCTAGTGCATCCACGATAAAAGATTCTAGTTTTGCAACATTGTTTGCAACTGTTTTACGATCTTCGTGTAGTTCTGATAACTCTTTACTCAGGTTATTCATAACGAAAGATTCTAAAGCCTTAGAATCTTGTGTCATTTTTGCTGCGTATTTTGCTCTGGCTTCGATTAGACCTTGACGATCTTCTGCAAACTCTGCTAACTCTGCTTGTAAGCGATCTGTTAACATAGATTCTACAGCTTCTACCATTGCTGACTTATCGTGCTCATACTTCTGAGCGAATTCTTCACGTAGTGTAGCAGTGACTTCATTTCGAGTTTCTTGAATTCTACTTTGCCAAGCAGACTCAATTTCCGATTTGATTTCTTCGGAAATCACATTGTTCTCAAACAATTGTTTTACGATATCTAGCATGTGATTCTCCTACTTTGGGTTATGTGAGACCCTTGATGATCTTCATCAAGCTCTCTGCTATATACTTCTGTGCCTTTGGATCGCCTTGGACTTCTTGTGCTATTCTAAATGCCTGATATCCACCTTGATTATTCATCAGATGTTCATAAACTGGTGTAGGGTATGCTCCCGGGGCGCTTGGTTGTGCTACAACGTCTACAGTAATGATTTCGAAACCTTGGACATTGCCACTGCCATCAACTTCACCTGATCCTCTTGAGCTCACGCCTAGTTTTACTCCCGACTCCAACATGGTCGTTATTAGTTGACCCATTGGAGTTGGTAGTAGTTTAAGTTTTCCGTAGCCGTTTGGACCGTCCATCCACATTTTTGTAATCATGTGACTTACGCGGTCCAGGTTGATTCTTAAATCTGCAGGATGATCTACTTCACCTAGCACAGAGTATCCACCAGCGATTTGTTCATTGAGCGTTTTGACAGCCTTGCCAATCTCTTTAGAAGAATAAATTCGCTGATTTGCGTTACGGATATCGCCTTGAATGCAAATACCGTTCAAATGCAGCGTTTTACCATCTTCCTCGGATCGCTCCAAGACAATCTTAGCCTGGTCAAAACTCAAATGTTCTGCTAGAGTAGTTCTATTCACCTGTTTGCCGTCCTATTATCTACGACCACGGAAAAGACTTGCTTTGTCAACGCTACCTGCTGAGCCGCCAGCTGCACTGAATTTGCCTTCAGCTTCGCCTTTCTTCTCTGCACCGTGACCAGGTTCTTTCTTCTTGAATGCTGTCTTGCCAGCATTGCCACCTGGAACGTTCACGTTACCAAAATTTTCTTCTTTAGCTGTACCTTTAAACAAGCTGCTGCCGCCTAGTTGGCCGCCTGGTGAGCCTGCAAACTTAGCAGGTTCTTCGCCGCCTTTAAGGATGTTAGCAGTTGTGCCACCCATATCGTTCTTACCAGCTACGATAGATTTAGCATTAGCACCGTTGTCACCGTGCTTTGGGTTACCAACTTTTTCTACGTATTCGCGAACTGTTTCTAGTTCATCGAAACCTTCCATTGATTCTTCTTCATTGTCAGCGTCCATATCGCTTGGGCCGCCCATGTTGTCTGCGTCTGGCTCAGCGTGGTCGCCGCCTTTTAGTTCGTCGAACTTAGCTTGTAGTTCGTCAACAATAGCGTCTAGGTCTTGGAAAAGTTCTTCTTCAGACTTTTCTTCGCCATCCATTTCGCCATCCATTTCGTCACCAGCGTCTAATTCGCCAGCTAGGTCGTCTGTAGCGTCACCGCCAAAGCCGTGTTCTTCTTCTTCGCCTTCGTAAGCGATATCTTCAAAGTTTTCTTCGACTTTTTCGTCTTCTTCGTCTTCGTCTTTTTCAGCTGCTTCGTCAACTTCTTCGTCATCTTCAGAAGTTTCTTCAAGTTCTGATTCGATTAAGTTTTCGTAGATTTCGCGTGATGCCGAAACTACGTATTCATGGAAAAGCTCTTCGGCTTTTGCCTGATCGTCGTTTACCAAATGCTCAAGCATCTGGCTTAATAATTTGTTATCTGCCATGGTTATATTCTCCTTAAAGATGGTTAGGCTGTCATCGTTTTATTTAACACTAAGATTACAATTCGGCGTTAAATGATACTTTTTTGATTGATCTGATCTGAATATATAGTCTGTGGAAATTTTCTTTGAAACTCTTCGACAGATATATGTGTGAGATTTTCAATGTGTGTTAACTGCGGAGGTATAAATGTATCTGCTGCTACTACTCTGTAAAACTTAGTGTGTCTAAATTCTTTGATTACTTTTTCAGTTTGGCTTAGCCAGTTACCAAAATAAGTCGCAGAATCTGTGCTTTTCTTGTAGTTAAAAGTGTCTGCATATACATTATTAAACAATCCGTTTTCTGTGCCTTGATAATCAAAACCTAAAATATATATCTCTTGATGATTATTTGTAGCAGATAGCCACAGTGCTGTAGGACCCGAGCTCCAGCCTTTGTGAGGGCTAAAGAAGTTGACATGTGCTTTGCTGGTAATACCTTTGTTGGGATTTGTCCAAACTTCGTGATTTCTATTGTAGCCTGCTGCTATTATTTCGTTGACCATTTTAACGTCAACTGCTACTAGATAATGCGGTTCGAACTCTCGATATTGTGCGTTGCAGCCATAAACTGTTCCACAGGTCACAAGAACAGTGGGATCAATCGATAATCGACTGCGTCCGTTTCCTAGTACAAATGCGGGGCTATTAGGCTGCAGGCTGCTGTTCTTCGGCTGGGGTTCCATACATCTGCCTTACGAAATCCACCTCTGATTCAGCTTCTGCGTTGTGTGCTTCTGCTTGCATTCTCAACTGATTAATCTGTCTTAGGGTAAGACGGATTTTTCTAGTATCTCCTTTTTTCAGGACAGAACTATCGCTTTTGTTGTCGTATCTACGATCAACAGCGAAGTCGTTTTTACTATCGTTAAAATAAAGGAATTCAAGTAGGAGCATACTTTATTTATTACTGCGCCGGAGGTTCTGCTGGAGCAGCTTCTGCACCAGGTGCAGCACCCGCTTCTGCGGCTGCTGCCATGTCGTCTGTTGCTTCACCTTCTTGACCTGCTACTTCTCCTGCCATTCCACCAGGAGTAATACCAGCTGATCGCATTTCTGATGCAGCATCTGTTGGTGGTTTTAATTTTGTACCGTTTTCTTCTCTCCACATACGCTCGTTTTCTTTGATCTCTTCTTCTGTCATACCTAAGAATCGTTTCATAGCAAAGCGTTTGCTGAGATGCGGTATTTCTTGTACTTGTGCAAATGTTGCTACTCGAGCAGTGTCAAGTTCACTTTGACGATAAGCAGCAAAGTTCTGTGGAGGATTGAATCTCAACTCAAACAAACTGGAGTCAATGTTAAGACCCTGCGACTGCAACCATAGTTTAAACTCTAGGTCAATGGTTTCAATGATCATGCTCTGCAGACGTTTGCAGTATTCATTAAAACGTAGTTCTTGGATATAAGCAGTTCCTACTTTGCCGTCAGCAACGTTGTTAGGCTGTTCATCAATGGCTGTAGGAAGATATGAACTAGGTATTCTCAAAGCTCTAAAGAGCTTGTTGGTAAAATAACGTAAATCTGTAATCTCGCCTAGGTTAGTACCGCCTGGTAGTGTTTCTACTTTAGATCCGCGACCTTCTGCTGTCTGTGGAAAGAAGTAATCTTCGTTTACACTTAGAGGATTATAACTGGCGTCTATGACGTTGGCTCCACCGCCTGTAGCTGATGGAATACGTCTTTGTTGGATTTCGTTTTTAACACGTTCAACAAATGACATCGCCATATGCGCTGGCATATTTCCAACGTCTACATAGAAAATACGTCTTTCTGGAGCACGTTGTATACGATAGATAATGATAGCGTCTTCAAGCAGTTCTTTCTGTTTGTAGACTTTGAATACTGATTCAAGTAGTGAATTACCAAATGGATAGTTTTGATCTAGTCCTTCGCTTAATGAAATGTGAATAACATTTTTAGCGTCGATAGTTATTTCGTTTGTTTGATTTTGAAAACGTGTGCCTGGAGGACGAGCAGCATCACCTACAAACCCTCGACCTTGTCCGCCGCCTGATGTATAAGAGCTAAGACCGCTTGGTGTTGTATTTGTTGTACCATGTGGAGTTGTTGCAACTAGATTCTTAAAGTTAAAGTTAAGATCTTTGATAACATACTGTTCTGGAGTCTTGCCTTCACTTTCATTTACAATAATCTTTGTAACTTTAGTAGCGTCAACATATAACCATTTTTTAGTTTCAGGATCACGTACAAAAAAGCAATCACCGTATTTGAATGTGTTACGAACAATACGGAAGATACGTGTTTCAAACTGCTGTTGTTTAGTCCATTTTTGTAAACTGTCTTTGAGCAGTTTTACTTCAGTGGCAGTGGCAGTTCCTCTGTAATGAAAGTTAAATGGTGTTGAGTTTTCTTTGTCTTTTTGTGTACAGAACTCTGCTAGAATGTCTAAGGCAGCGTTGACTTCTGAGTCCATGTCCATTGTATCATATTGAATATATCTTTCAATACGATTTGGTGCACCTGCATAGATATCTGGAAGATAACTTGAATAGTTTGCCTTGGCTGGACCGGGACGACCTTTGCTGCCCAAAGGACTGTAGTTTCCAGATTGGTTACTAATATCAACCGGTGTAAAATATTTTTTCCAAGACATATTATGTTATTCCATTATGTGTAAGCAACAGGGCTAGTATATACATCACCGCTCAAACTCTTCTGTACTCTTAACTGCTGCTCATGCACATCAACTGCTTGTTTGTTTATTCGGACAAGTTCTGTCACACTAGTATTTAATCGTGCAAGCAATACCTCAGACGATTCTTGAGCAGGCTGTTGTTGTCCAGGTTGTGGCTGGCCGTTGCCCGTTTTATTTTTTTCAGCTGCTGCTTTTTCAGCTGCTGCTTTTTCAGCTGCTGCTTTGTCTGTTTTTTCTTTTTCTGCTTTGGCTTCTATCTCTTTTTTAGCTGCTTCGTTGTCTTTGGCTGCTACAGTTTTTGGTTCAGCTGGTGCTGATGTATTTGATTTTGCAGCGGTTTTGGTTTCTGCATATCCAGGGCTAACTTTGCTAACACGCTCTTGATCAGCTTTGATTTTAGCCAATACATCTTCAGCGGCTTTTTTCTCTTCTGGAGTTTTGGCCGCTTTAAGTTTCTTTTCTGCTTCAACTTGTGCTTCAGCTAGATCTTTCTTCTTGGCATCTTTGGCTCCTGATCCTCCAAGAGCTTCTTGGAAAGATTTAAACATTGCTTCTGGACTTGAATAATCAATACCAGCGCATTCAACGGCTTTAGCCGCTGCTTCTGATCCTGCTGTAGCTGCCGCCCCAGTTGTGGCTTCAACAGTTTTCTTACCACCTTCTTTGGCAGCTTTATCTCTTTCTGCTTGACGTTTCTTCAACTCAGCTTCAGAAAGATTTTTCTTGTCATCAAGTTCTTTATCTCGTTTTGATCTTTCGGCAGCTTCTACGGCAGCACGATTTGACCTATCTTTAGCGTCCTTTTCAGCATTTTTTCTTTCTTGTTCAATGTTAGCTTCTCTATTAGTCTGCATTTGCTTTTCAAGAGCATCTCTACGAGCAGAGTTAGATGCTTCTTCTTCAGCCAACGCTGCTTGTTTCTTAGCAAGTTCAGCTTTACCTGCATCTGTAAATGTTAGTTTTTCTTCTAGATACAGCTGGAACTTTTGAAAAGCAATGCTCATATCCTTGAACTTGATCGCTAAAAACTCACCAACTTCACTGAGTTTATTAAACCCTCTAAAGAGATTTGCAACACCTGAAGCTGTTTGATCGATCCAAGTTGTAAGTGCTGTAAACTTTGTACCTAACCAATCAAGCACTGGCTTAAATGTAGTTTTAAACCAATCAGAAGCTACCTTAAACGGCTCTATAAAATATGTGCCAAACCAATCAGAAACTTTCTTAAACGCTTCCATAAATGTTGTTTGAATCCAGTTGCCAGCAGCTTCAAAAGGTTCTATAAATTTAGTAGCAAACCAGTTTTTTATATCTTTAAATGTCTGTAGGTATCCACCAGCAAACCAATCTTTGATATCTTGGAATGTCTGGAGAAACTTTGTAACCATGAAATCTTTTAGTTCAACAATTTTATCTGTTAGTGACTGAACATATGTTGCTGCATCATCAAACATTCGTCCAAGGAACTCAAACGTTGGTCGGAAAGTATCGTGTATCCAATCGCTGACTGCATAGAAAGGAGGTAAGAACTTGTCTTTGATATAATCACTGACTACATAAAATCCTCGAAGGAACTTGTCTTTGATCCATTCTCCTACATATTGGAAATCTAGATTAAAATATTTCATAGCAGCATATAAACCAATGAGCACTGCTACTACTGCTGTTACTGGCCAAAATAAAGTACCTAATGCTCCTGCGATGCCCGTTACTATTCCGCTAAGAATACTACCAACTGTAGTTAGTACTCCCCAGATTGTTGTAGCGGCTCCCATGATAAATGAACCAACACCGGCTAACATTGATCCTAGTGCTGATATGATTGGCCATACTTTAGCCACAGCATATGCTACAGCTCCGAGACCGATCACTAGTTGACCCACTGGAGTTTCCAATGCAGACACGATCCAAGAAATAATATCTCCTGCAATTTTAAATGCAGGTATAAGATACTTTTCCATGAAACTGATAGTCATTTTAAATGCTCTCATCATAACGTCCATCATGCCGCTGTTGGCTAGGAACATAGTGAATGAGTTGCTGACTTCAGCGATTGCACGTTTATTTGCTTCAGTTGCAGAAGCAAGAGCATCTGTAGATTTTGCAGCTTTGGCCTGTGCTTCAGTTGCAGATTTAATCGCATCTTTCTGCATGTTTGCGGCCGCGACATATGTCATGTATGTGCTGCCCATTTCTTTATTGTACTTGCCTTGATCGGCGTATTGTATCTTTGCGGTCTCGCCTTCAACTCGCATAGTTTCGCGCAGTTGATTCTGCATGTCTGCAGAAATAGTTCCACCTTTGTTGGTTATTTCTGCAAACTTTCTCATTAATTCTGCAGACTTTGGCATTGTCGCTGAGAACTTCTGTGATTCTTCAGTGGTAGCAGTTCCGGTAACCATAATATCTTTGGCAATATCTTTTAATGGTCCGGGCAATCTTTCAACGGTTTGCATAAAAGCAGCACCGGCTTTTTCACTCATACTGGATACCTTGGCCTGGAACTGTGCATCGTTTAACAGTTTATTGCGAGCTTCTTCTGCGTCTTTTCTAGTTTGTCCTGTGACTTTTGCTGTTAGGTCTAGCTCTGTTAGATAGGCTTTTGTTCCTGCAATCAAATCAGCATTTGATTTTCCGCTGAGTTTGTTTTGCATACCTAGATTTTTAATATAGCCTGCCATTCCTTGGTTAACTTGCTCAGTGGTAAATCCCATGTTGTTGAGACTGCCCATGAAACCACTGTTTCTCATTTGTTTACCAAGATCAGCAAATCTATTAGCACCGTCTTCAGTATTGCCGCCAAGTAAGGCCATAGCTTCGCTATTTTTAGCAACTAAGGCAGCATACTTTTCCATGGTCATGCCTGCACCACTAGCAGCTCTAGCCAGTCCGTTTACACTGTTACCAAAAGTAGCACCGGACTCTGCTACTACAAAATAAGCATTGACAGATTTTTCCATTGCTTCCATGATTGGTGCAAAGAAACTGCCAAATACCGGTATAATTCTTGCGGCAGCAGATAAGCTGTCGCCCATGTTAGCAACACCAGCTAGCGTATTAGATATACCACTGGCAAGGCTTGAGAATGCACCGACTGCCATAGCTGCGCCCCCAGCAGCTTTAGATAATCCGCCGGCCATTCTTCCTAGTCCACCAACTACGTTACTGGCTGCTTTTGAAACTCCGTTAAGTGCACCACCTGCTGCTGCACCACCACGTGCCGCTGCACCCCCGACCGCTGCTGCACCTCCACCACTACCTGGTTGAGCACCACCGTTGGCATTGGCAGCTCTACCTTGTAGGGCCTTTAATATATCCTGCAGAGTCTTTTCAGACGCGGCATTTTTGGCTTCAATCTTGCCAATGCCGGGGATATCAATTTCTACTTTTTGTACCATCAGTTATGTGTTCCGGGGTAAAATGCGTATATAAATACTCGTATACAAATAGTATTTATTGGAGATAAAAATGGCTGAATTACAAAATAAACAGCAAAACCCGTTATCGCAGTTCTTTAGACAACCAAAGGTATATTTTAAGTTACCTTCGGGCGGCAAGTTTTGGCCACAGGGAGCTCTAGATGTTTCTGAATCGGGCGAGTATGCTGTGTATGCTATGACAGCTAAAGACGAGTTGATGTTTAAAACTCCTGATGCTTTGCTCAGTGGACAAAGCACTGTTGAAGTTTTGAAAAGCTGTATTCCTGCTTTTCTTGATCCTTGGGAAATGCCCACCATCGACCTCGACGCGGCATTGATGGCTATTAGAATCGCTACCTACGGAGAAAACATGGGAGTAACTTCTTCTTGTCCAAACTGCAACACAGAAAACGATTATGACATTAATCTTGCTAACTGGTTAGGAAAGATTGGTACATTTCAATATGTCAGTACTGTTGACTGCGAGCCGTTGACTATTCATGTTAGACCTTATACCTATCGTGAACTAACAAAAACCAGTATGAAAACGTTTGAAGAACAGCGTATCATACAGGTTCTTAATGACGACAAGATCCCAGATCAGGAAAAAGTTGATGCATTTGGTAAGAGCTTTGTTAAGATCACTGAAATGACTGTTGATATCATTGCTACTTGTATTTCAAGTATTGATAGTCCTAACGGATCAACCAGTGACAAACGGTTTATTCTCGAGTTCATTAACAATGCTCCAAAAGAACAATTTGAACTGATACAAAATCATATCACTAATATGAAAGAAGGTCTTGAACTTAGACCACAAGACGTTAGCTGTCATGAATGTGGTACTGAGTTCATAATGCCAGTGACACTAGATCAGTCAAATTTTTTCGCGGTAAGATCTTAAATCTCTCCTTGCCGGAGATCTTACAGGTATCTGAAAAACTCGATAAAGAAGCAAGGGGTATCAAGAAAGAAGTTCTCAAAATGTGTTGGTATATGAGAGGTCTTTCTTACAGTGAAGGTATGAATTTAAGTTGGGAAGAACGAGATATTATTGGAGAGATAATCAAAGAAAACCTCGAGACTACTAAGAAAACAGGACTTAACTTTTTTTAAAGTTTATAATAAGAAAAATGGGCAACTAAGTTGCCCATTTTTTACGACTGCGTATCAGTGATACTGTCTAAAAATACTAATCTTGCCTTCGGCAATCATTCTACGCTTTTCTTCATTAATGGCTTTCATCAATGTTTCAGCAAGACTTGGTTGTGTTCGAATGATACTGTCTGAGGTCGGACCCATTAGACGCTCACGATCTGCATCAATCTCAGCCTGTGTTGGCTGTGCTGCTGGTGTTGCTGCTGATTTCTTGTTACGTGTACGTTTTGGTTTAGCTGCCGG